GGGCCGGTCGGGCCTGTAGAACCATTTGTTCCCGCATAACCGGAAGCAATAATGCTAGACAGCCCCCAATTAATCAATGTTGTTGTAGCTGTAGCCACATCTGAAATGTTAACCGCCGCCGCCCACAGGGTATATCCCGCGCTAGGCGCACTTGTAATTGTTTGACTCCAACCGGATGGTGTTGGCGTAAATGACGCACTTGCCCATGTATATGTTGAAGTGCCGATAGGGCTTGATGGCAATGTAACGGCCCATTGATAAACCGTAGGTCGTGCCGCTTGCAATCCATTTGCACCCGATGGCCCTGTGCCGCCTGTTGGGCCAGTTGCGCCATTAGCCGTCAAAGATGACACGGTGTAACCGCTTGCCCAACTAACGGTTGTTGTCGCAGTACCTACCGTTACCACTACAGGCTTGACGGCTTGCCAAAGTTGTATCAATGGAGTGTTGGGGTTGGCCGGAATAGTAGTTGTCCAACCATTAGTTCCTGTGTAACTGGAGTTTGTTGCTGTTGCCCATGTGTATGTTGATGTGCCATTAGGGTTTGATGGGGTTGTTGTTGCCCATTGATATAAAGTCACATCCGCAGATTGATTACCATTTGTTCCGCTTGGTCCTACCGCGCCTTGGTCAACAAATACAAATTGAAGCGTTGCGGTTGCTGATTGCGTAACAGTACCAAGAGCTGATTTGTAGCGAACAGGCACAGTCAATGTTGCCGGAGATGAAGCCATCGCGGTGGGAATTCCCCATTGCGCGTATGTACCGGCATCGCTAATTAAACCCAAGACCAATCCACTTGTCGTTGAAATATCAGAATTTCCGGTAGTTGGTGAACCACCAATGCGCCATGTGTTGTTGACAAATGAGGCATCGCTATCAGTCTGTGCCGTCACAAAGTCAATAGAACCGCCCGCCGCTGAACCGTACAAAGATGTAATCAATCCTGTGAATTGTGGGACAAGCAATGAATTTCGCGGCACTTGCATAACCACCGGCGAAAAGGTAGCCAAGAAAGTTCCGGCAACCGCAGAAGTTGTTGGATTCGGAGACCAACTAAATGCTGTTGAAATGGGCGATAAAGTTGAAGCGCCTGATTCATTTATTACCTTAAATGCAAAGTAATAAGTTGTTGTCGGCAAGTTTATGTCTGAAAAAATCAAACTTGTTGATGGCGAAAAAGGTTGTGAGTTTGAAGCCGTTTGACTTCCCCACGCGACCCAATCGCTTGTTGTTGGACTTGTTACGGTTGTATAAAACAGCGTTACTTCCATAACTCGGCCAGTTGCCGGTATCACGCAAACAACATCAAAATGCGGAATAGTTGCTGTCGTGTTGATGTTTGAAACAGTTGGCGCTGTTAAGTTGCTGAAAAAATTGGGGTTAGATAAATTGCTGTTTGGTGCGGGTGTAAATGCTGTAATAGATGCATTGTCATAAACGGCGGCGTTGTATTCATTTAACTCAAAAGACGCGCCCAAATTCCCATCGGGCAGCGATACTTCTGAAACTTTGATAACTCTAAACAATTTACTTGACCAACCATAGGCCGCATTGGTGACGCTAATGACATCACCGGCATCAACTTGGATACCGTTGTAGGTTGTCGCAAATGAAACAATTAGATCTTCGCGAGCTTGTTCTAGCATCCTGTTGGCAAGGTATTGCGCTTGCACAGAATCATTGACCAATCCCAAAGTAATTGTGTATTTGTTTACGGGTTCATTAGCAAACAATAATCCCGATGGGGTATTTAAGAACACATAATCAGATTGATCGCGGTTCAACTTGCTAGGAAATTGCGCTTGAATTTGGTTGATGCTTGATGAAATATCAAACGCGCTAACGCGAATTTCTCCAATGATGTTTGAATCATCAAAAGCAAATGCGGGTGTTTCCGCTTTATTAATAACAACAGACCACTTGCCAGTTGTTGCGTTGTATTGATTCCAAGAATCACAGGCCAACATAATTTGGTCAAGGTTTGACAAAACTTCTTTGCCTGTATCAAGAACGCCATTAATTCTGTACCGAGCTTGAGTCGCAGAACCACCGGCGGCAGGGGTATATGGGATTAATTCATCGCCGTATGCGTTTAGCGCAGTTGCGCTTGCGGCATCAACAATGCTTGCATCCATTGCCCCGCCATATCTTGCGTTTGTGATGTAGTCGTACCAAACATCACCGGCTTTGGCCGCGCCTGTATTATTCAAATAATGCCGCGCCCTAAATGTCACCGGTTGCATTTGCGTTGTACCGGCATCACGGTTGTAAATTAGTTTGACAATTGCAAAAGCCAAACCGTTCATCTGCCTGTTGCTAGATGCCCACCTTTGAGCAACAGCAATGTCTGAGCCGCCCATAATTGTGGGAGGCAATGCCGCGCCATTCAATGAAGTAATAAAACCGGCTTCAGTTGACCTATACAAATTGATGTAAAGATAACCGTTAATTTTTGTTTGTACATTACCCGCGCCGTCAGTCAAGCTAACAACTTTTGTCGGGTCAACGGTGTCAAAAGTAATTGTTTGATCTTGCCAATACATCTTGGTTGTATCAAACGAAAACTGACCATTTGGGCTGATTTGTGAAACCGCCAAAACATAGTACATAGTTTTTTGGTCAGTTGACAAAACAGCATCAACAAACACGCCGCCAAGGTATGCATCGCCATAAACAATTGGCAAACTATTTGTTGTCGCGGGAGGGACTTGTTGACGAACGCCGTTATCAACATTTTGATTGGCGCTTGAAGAACCAAATGTTCTTGTGACAATCATTGAAACCGCAAAATTAATAGCAAACCTTGCGACCAATAATGCCGCGCCTGTTAATTCAACGCCCAATGCGGCAAGGACAAGAGTTGATGGCATTTTTAATCCCTAAAAAAAGTTGCTTCTAGCGGCTTGTAACCGCGTTTTGTATAGTCTATCAAAGGTGAGTTTGCCATGACTGTCGTGCAAACAAAATTTACCCTTTTGCTGTCTAACATGTCTTGCGCCAATGCATCAAACCCCACCCACAAACGGCCACCCAATGACTTATTGCGATGTTCAGGCATGACCCACCATGCCAACTCACGAAGTTCTAATAACTTTGGACACCAAACATTTGGGGTAATGATTGCGGCAATCATCCCGCGATAATCGTCATCAATCAAAACAAACCCACGCCCGTTAAGTATTTCAAATATCAATTGGCCAACATGGTTTGAATCATGACTTTCCGGATTTGTCAAAACAGGGATAGGCGCTTCTTTGGCATATTCCCGCATCATCCAAACCAATGTTGGAATATCGTGTCTTGTGGCTTTTCTTATCATTTTTTACATAGAGGTATCGGCTGAATTAAACCCTGAGTCAGACGGCGCACTTGTTGCGGATTGGCTTCCACCAATAGGCGGCGCACCAAAATCAAAATAAGTGGACGCTATGACCGGCACTCTGTTCATGCTTGTGTCATTAGGATAAAAGTTCTGCCAAACAGATGGGTTAGTTTTTAAACCACTAATCCGATTTTGCAAAATTGTGCGAAATGATGAGCAACTAATGGAACAAGTTGCGACCCTTGTTCTAGCCTGTTCATTCCAATCCTCAGTCACCGAAAAGTTATTGATAAACCCTTGGTATCGTTTGAAGAATTGAAGCGTTGGGGTTGTGATAATTTGATTGTTGCCATCAAAAAACCCACGCCAAACTTCAACTTTTGAACCTTTAATATCTGCGCCCAAAATAACGGCAACATTAGCGCCGTCCACACCTGACAATGAAATTGACAAATCGCCGCTTGTAGCTTTTGTTTCTCTTTTGATTTCGCCAATACTGAGCAAACTTCCCAAGTTGCTGTATGTTGTTCCGCTGACAGTAATTGGACTCGCGGCATTGCAAAATGTATAGGTGTTTGTCGCTGTTGTCAGCTTGACAAATTCACCATAATTAATTGATGGGCTTGATAGCGCCGCGATTATTGTGGTCATCCTATAATATCCTCACGAAAAACGAATGGTTGATTCCATTGAACAAATGCGCCAAGCGGTGCGGGATTCAATGTATATGTTGGGCATGATTCTGCCAACATATAAAAGGTGCAAGCGTTACCAACGGCAGTTAAAGTTCCCACACTAACCGTTCCAATAACGGGGCGATGCAAACTTACAGATACCGTTGACCCTGAACCGCGCAAAACATCTGTTGTCACTTTATATGGGTATAACCCCATTTGCAAAAAGTCACCCGCTTTAAACACATACAAAGACGCTGAAACAGACGGCAGATTTCCAACCGTAATTGTTTGTGAATTTGCCGCCGGTACTGAGTCTAATGTAAGCGCATTTCTTTGGGGCAATGTTAGGTCGCCTTGATACGCTGTAAACCATGACAAATTTGTACTGGCAAATGTGATAGTTTCAGGAAGTTGCCTGTCTTTGTTGTCAATAACTTGAATGACATTTCGCACTTGCGGATAATACAAAAACGAATGAGGTTGTACAGTAAAAACCCAAGGCACGGATGTCAAGTATTGCGCGACACGCACTTGGCCTGAACGGCTGTATTGTTGGCCAACCGTTCTGCGGTTTTGCACCGACATTGATTGTTGTATTTCAAAAATAGTTTGAAACGACATTAGGTTCTCCCGTAATTTGTCGCGAGGTTTTTATTCGCGTATGTATTGGCCGCCCAAACAGCGTTAGAACTTCCAAGCAATCTTTCCTCAAATGACTTTGTGTCAATTGCATTGATGTAGTTGTTTGTGACATTTGTAGTGCCGCCAACATTTCCCAAAGCGTGATTTGGAATAATTGTTCCGGCTGTTTTTGGCACAAACAACTCAGGGCCTCTTTCGCCAACAAGACTTGCGCGTCCTACCGGCGGGTCGCCACCGTCAGCAAATCCCAAACTACCGGCCAACTCCATGCCGCCCGCATCGTTTGTGAAACCGCCGCCACCAAACCCAAAACTCTTGGCCAACATTCCCATGATGCCACTTGCTTGCGCTTTTAATTGAATGGCAATCAAGTCTTGAATAATGCTACGCGCCAAATCTTTAAAAGACAACTTGCCTGTTTTAACAAAGTTATCTAACGCTGAATTCATGTTTGAAGTTAATGCGTTAAAAGAATCAGCGCCAACTTTTGCCATGTTGGTTGCGTTTTCAACATAGCTTTTCAATGCTTGCGATACGCCAAAATCAAATGTTTGTTCGGCTTGCAGATTGGCCATTTTCAAGGCGTGTCTTTTTTGCTCAAATTCTATTTGAGTTTTGATTGCATCAATCCGTTGGTTGTTGGCCTTGGCTTCATTGGACAACATTTCTTCCGGCATATTGATGTATTCCGGCAATGCTCGCAATTCCGCGTTTAGTTTGTCCAATGATCTGTTGACTTCCAATGTTTCCTTGACCATTGCTTTTGCAAAGCCGGTCATACTAATATTGCCTTCCAACAGCAGATTGTTTAGTTCGGCTTGCGTGTCTATTTCACGCAGTTGTATGTTCAATGAAATCTTGGCTTGTTCCAATCGGCGCTTGGATTCGTCTTCAGACATTTTGACCAAACCGGCGCGATAACCCTCAAGCCTGACCCGTTCTTCTTCCTGTTGCGTGATTTCGCGTTGATATTGCAACTCAGCAATTTTGCGTTGAGTGTTGCTAATAATTTGTTTTTCTTGTTCTTTTAACTTGCCCAATTCCAAGCCAAGCAATGCCGGACTGTCTTTGTATTTAACTTGTAACTGTGCGCGTTTTTCGTTAAGGCTTGCAAGCGCATTGCTTGATTCAACACCAACGGCCACAATGCTTTTAGAAAAACTATCCCATATTGGGACGGCGTTTAAAGCTTCAGCATTTAGCCTTTTAATTTTTTCAATTTGCAAAGATACAGATGCCGCTTTTTCTTCAGGTGAAGCCTCATCTGATTTTGCAGTTGGTGCGGTAGTGCCTTCTGTTTTTCTAGGCGCGACATCATTGCTTGGCAACAATGAATTTTCTGATTCCGTACTGATAACATTACCGGCGGCATCGTAATTTTGTTGACTAACTTTGCTAATGCTTTGACCTGATTCGCGTTGATAAATCAAGAAAGCTGTACCCGCCGCCGCCAACTTCAATGCAAGCATCAAAGGCGAACCATTGGCCATCAAATTAAAAGCCGCGCCCGCAACGGTAGCCGCCCGAAGCGCAGTCACAAATTGCGTCAATGCAACCGTGTAGCTAATTACTTTTGCGGCAACAAAATATGTCGCCAAACCGGCCAAAGCGCCTGTAAATTTTTCAACTGAAACTGTGCCTTCGTGAGCCAATGGGCCAATGAATTGCGAAAACGCAATTGTCAAATTGTTCATTGACGCAGTTAATTGGTCTTTGACTTTGGCAATTTTTTTTATGTTTTCGCCATACTTTTCCCAATTGCCAAGACCGTTCTTGATAAGGTTGTCAACTTCTTGAATGTCTAAACCTAAACCGCCTTTGCCCAAAACTTTTCGCGCTTCAGAAATCCTTTTAATTGGGTCTTCAATTTTCCCAAGCTCATTAATCACCCTGCGAATAGCGTCTTCCGGTGATAGCTGTTTGATTTCTGTAAAAGTAATTCCTAAGTTACGGAATTGGTCAATACTGGATTGATTGCCTTCTTTGGCCTTTTCAATGTTTTCGTAAAGCTTCCCGATAATTTTTCCAGCAGCTTCACTAGATACTCCGGCCTTTTGCAACGCATCGCTAAATTGCAACGCAAAGCCTGTACTGACACCCATAGCATCAGACAAATCTGAAATTTGGTCAGCAAAATTAATTGATTGCGCGACTAATGCCGCCATGCTTGCAGACCCGATGGCCAATGTGCCACCCATCTGCTTCCATAAATTGTTTAATTCTTTAACCCCGCCACCCAATTGGTCCATTGAGGTTTTAAGCGCAACAGCTTTTTGTTTTGCGTCTGCGGTAGCTTTGTCCCATTCAACGGTGACAAGGCCCAATTTAACTGATAGTGAACCAATAACTGCCATGATTAGCGCCCTCTAGCTTTTGAACGGTCGTAGGAATCCAACCATATTTTGAGTTGCGAAGCCATCAACTCCGTAACTTTGTCAATGTTCTGTTCCAATGCGGGTCGCAAAAATGGATGTGCGCCAGTACGGGCGTTTCCAAATTCTTGTGAAACAGGGACGGGTTTTTTGTTTGCAAGAACCGTTTGCAATTTGTTGTTTTTGTTTACGATGAATTTGTAAACTGTGTCATCGCGTATGGTGCTTGCTGTGATACGCGCCATATAAACTTCACCCGCGTATGCCTTACCGGCTTTATC